GTCCGGCGGTGGGCGCAACGGACATGGACTTTGATGTCGTCTGTGAAGACGATTGACAGGGGGTCACGATTTAAGCTACGCTTAACTTGTTCCACATGAAACAAAAACGATACATTAAAACTAAACCGAGGAATTAAAATGACGATTAAAATGGCAAACGTAAGACTTTCTTTCCCCTCTTTGTTTTCTACCGCGACTTTTGGCGGACAATCCACGGGCAAGTATGAGGCGACTTTTATCCTAGATAAGAAGGAGCATGCCGCAACGATCAAGGAGATTCAGAGCCTGATCGAAAAGATGGCGAAGGAGGATTTGAAAGGCAAAGTCCCAGCAGACAAGGTTTGTCTGAAGGATGGGGACGAGACAGAGCGGGCGGAGTTTGCGGGGAAATACACACTCAAGGCGTCAACCAAGAAGCGCCCACTGGTGATCAACCGTGATAAGACCCCGATTGCTGAGGCGGACAATATCGTATACGCGGGGTGCTACGTAAACGGTATTATCAGCCTGTGGGCGCAAGACAACCAGTTCGGCAAGCGCGTCAACGCGCAGCTCGATGGTGTGCAGTTTGTGAAGGACGGTGATCCGTTCAGCGACAACTCGGTGAGCGTAGAAGCGTTCGATGCCTTCGGCGTAGACGAAGACTTCTAAGTGCAATAAGTAAAAACATGCCGCTGGCGGGAGACTGCCTGCGGCATTTTTTTCTCAAAATTACCCCGTGGCGCACCGATGGTTATCCTCGACACCGAAGTTTACAAAGACTACTTCTTGCTGTGTGTCCTCGAACTGGATACAGGGAAGACTCGCCGTTTTGAGATGTACGATGGCCACCCGTTGCCCCTCGAACAAGTGACAAACGTCATGCAGAACTACACAACGGTCAGCTTTAACGGCATCAACTTTGATTTGCCGATTATCGCTGCCGCTCTGGCGGGGTGTCCCTGTTCAAAGCTGAAGGAGATATGCGATGAGATCATTGTGTCGCGTGTACAGGGCTGGCAGATATACGACAAGCACGGCTTGAATCGCCCCGATTGGGATCACATCGACATAATATCCGTTGCACCGGGTTCGGGCAGCCTCAAGATATACGGCGGCAGGCTGCACACGCCTAAGCTGCAGGACTTGCCCATAACGCCAGAGTCCAGCATCACCCCGGCCATGCGTAAGCAGCTGCGCGACTATTGTGTAAACGATTTGGCGATGACGGCAAAGCTGTACACAAGCCTTGTGCCGACGATAGAGCTGCGGGCAAAGATGTCCACTGAATACGGCGTAGACCTGCGAAGCAAGTCGGACGCGCAGATCGCTGAGACTATCATCAAATTTGAGTTGAATAAACGCACTAATAAAACCTACCGAGCGCCCAAGCTCGGCGATGATTTTAACTTTAAGTATACCAACCCTAAAATCATAAAATTCAAAACACCCCAGCTCAAGGACGTGTACCGGCGCATCAAGAAAGAGACGTTTACCCTTGGGGGGAGCGGCAGTGTTGTGATGCCCGAATGGCTGCGTAATACCCGTATCGAGATTGGCGAGACGAAATACAAGATGGGGATCGGCGGACTGCACAGCTGCGAGAAGTCGCAGTACGTAGCACCGGCACACGATGAGCTGCTGTCCGACTTCGACGTGGCGTCTTACTACCCCAACATCATCCTGCAGCAGAAGCTGGCACCGGATTCCTTGGGGACGCCGTTCCTTGAGGTATATCAAACGATCCTTGATCGGCGCATCAAAGCCAAACGTGCGGGCAACAAGGTCACGGCAGAAACTCTCAAGATCGCCGTCAACGGCTCTTTCGGCAAGCTAGGCAGCAAGTACTCTGCGCTGTACGCTCCTGAGATGCTGATCCAGACAACGATCACCGGACAGCTTGCGCTGCTGATGCTGATCGAGCGTTTTGAATTGGCGGGCGGGCAGGTGGTGAGTGCGAATACCGATGGGGTCGTGGTGCTGTACAACAAAGACCTTGAGCAGACGATAGCGCAGATCGCGTGGGACTGGATGCTGGACACCAGCTTCCAGTTAGAGGAGTCCCGCTACAGCGCACTGGCCAGTCGGGACGTGAACAACTACGTTGCCATCAAGCCGGACGGGTCAGTGAAGTGTAAGGGTGTGTTCGCCGCACCGGGGTTATCTAAAAACCCGGACAGCGAGATCATCTATCACGCCGTTGCCCAGTACATCGCGAAAGGTATCCCGCTTGAAACGACCATTCGCGACTGCACAGACATATGCAAGTTCTTGACGCTGCGGCGCGTGACAGGGGGGGCTACGTGGCGCGGGGAGTATCTGGGCCGCGCCGTGCGGTTTTACCTATCGACATCAATCCCCGACGACGAGTGTATTCATTACAGCACCAACAGTAATCGCGTTGCCAAGTCCTCCGGCGCGATGCCGTTAATGGACTTACCCAAAACTTTTCCGACCGATGTAGACTACGAGGCATATGTCTTTATGGCAGAAGTCGCGCTGCGCGAGGTTGGGTATGTTGGAATCGAAAATAGAAAAAGCGTTAATCGCAAGGGTTAACACCTTAGACGGCACATGTGAAAAGTTTGTATCACCCGGCAGGCGTGGGGTGCCAGACAGGATTGTGACGTTGCCCGGAGGACGCATTATTTTTGTAGAGTTAAAGAGTCCCAGTGGGCGACTCAGCCCATCGCAGATACGTGATCATGAACGGCGCATCCAAATGGGGTGCGAGGTCAGGGTCATTAACAACATCGAGGATATAAATGCTTTTCCGTGAAGATTTGCACCCGTACCAACTAAGGGCGATTGAATACATCAAAGACAAGAAGCGCTGCGGCTTGGCCTTAGCGATGGGGCTAGGCAAAACAGTGGCCAGCCTGACTGCCGTCAACGACATGCTCGACGGCTTTGTCGCGACGAAGGTGCTGGTGATAGCACCACTGCGCGTGGCCAAAAGCGTATGGCCCAAAGAAGTCACGCGCTGGTCGCACCTGTCGCATCTAAAGGTCAGCGTGTGTCTGGGCACCGAGCGGCAGCGACTGGCGGCCCTGCAGACTACGGCAGACATCTACACGATCAATCGGGAGAACGTCCCGTGGTTAGTGACGCAGTATCGAGGCAAATGGCCTTTTGACTGCGTGATCATTGACGAGTCGAGCAGCTTTAAAAACTCCTCCTCGCTGCGCTGGAAGGCGCTCAGGCGCACTCTGCCAGAAACCCACCATATGATACTGCTCACGGGCACACCGTCCCCAAACGGCCTGCTGGACGTGTGGTCGCAGCAGTATCTGATTGACTACGGCATGAGCCTTGGTCGCACCATGACGGGGTACAAGAAGCGTTTTTTTGACGTGGACTACATGGGGTACAAGTGGACATTGAAGGGTGGCGCTGCTGAAGAAATCCAGCAGCTTATGGGATCGAGCTGGCTAAGTATGTCGGCAGATGACTATCTAGAATTACCGGAGCGGATAGATTTGGTAGAAAGCCTTGTGCTTCCAGAATCTATCAAGGCGGAGTACGACCAGTTTGAAAAAACGCTGTTGGCAGATCTGCCTGACGGGGAGTTTGTTGAGGCGGTTAACGCCGGGGCGTTGGCCACGAAACTCTTGCAGTGGTGCAACGGGGCGCTTTACACCGGGGAGCACAAACGCTGGGCGTTAATCCATGACGCGAAAATAGACGCATTGGCGGCAATCGTGGAGGACAACGACGAGCCTATGCTGGTGGCCTACAATTTTAAAAGTGACCTTGAGCGGCTGCAGAAGGCGTTTCCTAATGCCGCCGTGTTGGACAAGGACCCGGCGACCATCGACCGCTGGAACAGAGGGGAGATCAAGATGCTGCTCGCTCACCCCCAGTCGGCTGGTCATGGGTTGAACCTGCAGGACGGCGGTGCGCTGTGCGTCTGGTTCGGCCTGAGCTGGTCGCTGGAGGCGTACCTGCAGTTCAATGCGCGGTTGCATCGGCAAGGGCAGACACGCCCGGTGCGGATCATTCACCTGATCGCACAGGGCTGTCTGGATGAGCGGGTGATGAGTGTGCTGCAGGACAAGGATTCGCAGCAGAAATCTTTACTGATGGCACTTAAATGCCATCATTGACAAGGCCCCCGGCCCCGTGACTGCGCACCCACTACGCTTGTTAGTGGTGGGCCGAGGGTTTCGTGCTCAGTTTACTCTTTCATTACTTTATAAAACTCAGACTTCAGTTCGCCAAGTGCTTTGTCTGTGAGGTCTCCAATGACGTTCGCCCCTGCCGGAGGTTCGTCCTGATCCTCGTCCACACAGGCAAATCCAATGGACGGCCTGCCGTCTTCATAGATGTACCCCAACTGCCAGTGCGTACACCGCCAGTACACGTTTACCCACCAGTAGCTACCGTCGCTCATTTCACGCTCTCCTGATCGTAGTTGAATGGTTTAGAGTCTAGGTACGCGGTGAGCGAGTAGTTTATTCTCAATGTCCCGTGGCAGCTTGGGCACGAAGCCTGCATCTTTTTAGATACGGCCTCTTCCCATATGTGGCCGCAATAACACTTCGCAAAAACGTGCGCCCCGTTGTGGTTGTCGCGGAGGTAGTGCCTATCCATTTTCAACCCACTCCCCTGCTGTCAATATTTCGATTAGCTTAACTTTCTGTGCATGCCTTGCCGCACTCCTTGCCACATTCCTTGCCGCACTCCATGCCGCATCCCTCCACGCCGCATCCCTTGCTCCACTCCATGCCGCATTCCATGCCGCACTCCACGCCGCATCCCTTGCCGCATCCCATGCCGCACTCCATGCCGTACTCCTTGCCGCATCCCTTGCCGCACTCCTTGCCACATTCCATGCAGCATCCCTTACCGCATCCGTTGCCGCACTCCATGCCGCACTTAATTCGTCATCGGTCGCCCGCCCTTCAGAGTGACGCCAAGCCACGTCCAGCGCATTTCGGCTACGCTCATCTGTCATATACGGTTCGACTTGACGGGCAGCCCATACCGCAAACTTTCGCCACAGGCTTGAGTATTCGGGCCTGCATTTCAGGCACCATATGGCATGATCGACATCATTGCTCTCGAGAATGGCCGTCATTAGAAATTGGGCATCCATGTCGGCACTTGTTCCGCCTTTAGAGGCAAGGACTTTCTTCCAGCCACTTTCGCAC